ATGAAAAAAATATGGCTCACACTGGCTGTTGTATGTGTTCTAAGTGGCTGTGATCAGCCAAAAATTGATACCTCAAGTGAGGAGAGTATGAAGGCCTCGATTCAGAAGGTTAGAGACTCACTGCCTGAGGATAAACGCGCATCTTATGATGATGCTATCAAAGTAGTGGCTTTCAGCAATCTGAACTTAAAGGATCTGATGCAGGCAGGGATGACGAATAATACTGCTGGTATTGAAGCGCAAATGAGAAGCGCTCTTTCTGGGAAAACTGGCGAAGAAGTCATCACTTATGCTGATAAGCTCCGTAAGGAGCGGGCAGAGAAAGAAAAGTCACAAGCTCTTCAGGAAATCGCGGAGCTTGAAAAAAAACAGACTGAAGTACAAGAAAACCTCACACAACTTAAGTCATTCAAAGTCACACGTTCACGTTTTTACTTCGAAAAAACAGAATTCGGACCTGATCAGCCAATTATTGCGTTGAGTGTAGAGAATGGAACGTCTAAAGCGGTATCTCGCGCCTACTTTCGTGGGGTAATTTCAAGTCCCGGTCGTGAAGTGCCTTGGTACACTGACACTTTCAACTACAAAATTTCTGGCGGGCTCGAACCGGGGGAAAAAGCTGACTGGAATCTTGCACCAAATCCTTACTCTGACTGGGGAAAAGCTAAAGTTCCGGCAGATGCAGTCTTCACTGTAACAGTGATTCGCATTGATGATGCTCAAGGAAACCCTGTATTCGGTGAAACTGACTTTACCGAGCGTGATGCTAGTCGCCTCGCTGAACTTAAAGGCCGTTATCAGGGCACTTCCCCATGATTCCTTAGTGATTAGGCAAGAATTACACTTAACTTGTATTCCCTTCGAAAATAAAATAATAGTCGAAGGGAATATTATAAAACTAAGCAAAGATCATTTTAACTGGCCTTAATCTCACCATGTGGGACAACTACCCAATCGATATGGTTTTGCGTGTATATCTTGGTAGATTTCGAATCACTGTGTGCCATTCTTCCCTGAGGATCGATGCCCTGTTTATCGAAAAGATAGGCGGCAAGAGCTCGAATTTCGTGAAATGTTGGTCTTTCATCCAATGGCATTTTGTCGCAGAGACCCAACTTGTCACGTACCGCAGAAAATGACCGACTCAAGTAGTCAGGCGCAACTTGCGTAGGATGGGAAACCTCTTTACTGCGTTTCACCTGCCGTTCTGGGAGCCTGTGAACTATAAAAGGACTGGCCACACTATCGCGGCTATCGTCAATAATCCGCTTTAATACATCACCTATCGGTATTGCTACGTGCGATGCCTCTTTCTTTTGTACTTTTTGCCTGTGTATGTAGAGCGTCCCATAGATGCCATTTTCGGGTTGAGCTAACCATACGCAGCCGCAGATTCCGTCTTTAGGTTCACTAATTGAATACCGGATTCGTGACACTTCAAGGCGCGCGTGCGTCGTCTGCAATGCTAAATCCATCGCTGTGCGTAACCAGGGTTCGGCGGCCCGCCGAATGGCTTTAAAGTTATCGAGTGAAAGACGTTGGCGTTTCTTCTCTTCGGTTCTTCGCATTTTTTTGCGTGAAGCAGGGTTATCAAACATCAATGATTCATCGACCGCATACGAGAACAATTTTTTAAGGAAACTAACCTTTCGGTTTTGTACGTTCGCTGATGAATCTGAGTGGAAACGGTTTATGTACGCGTTCACATGCTCCAGCTCAATATCGCAAGCAGGTATGATATTAAAAAACTCTTTTACCCTAAGAGCGTCGTTGTTCCAGTCGTCAAGGGTACTTGGCGACGGTCGCTCATTCTCTATTGCTCGCTGCATGATATGATCTACGTGCTCAGCAAATGGTTTAGCCTCGCCAGTAACACCGCCTGATTCTCGGATTAACAATTCAACAGATGGTGCATTTAATGGCCTCATTCTTAGGTTATATTCGCGAGCTATAGCGATCGCCATAGCCCGGTCTTTACCAAGATTTTTCTTCTTCCCCGTTATTAGTGTGAATTTATAAACGCCACGATCCTTATCAAATAACAAGTATTCTGGAAGATGACGATATTCTCTTTTTCTCGGTCTGGCGGCCATGGTCAACCTTCATTTATTAGCTGAAGAACCGTATGATTTACCATTGAGTCTAAAAGGTCGGGTAATTCGGTTGGTTCCGGATATGACAAATTATCAATGGTATAGCGGCTATGCTGAGGTGATCAATATTCTCGTCACAAAGTGTTGGCAGGAAGAGAGCTATGCCGAGGCTGAATTAAAAAGAATAACAAGTTGAATTTTTCCAAGCCTTCTATAAACAGTAGAAGGCTTATTATATTGATGTAAAGTAATGGTGTTTTTCGTATTTGTACTTGCATACTGTTGTTTTGTGGTTTTTTTGACTAGAGAAATAAACCAGTAGATGTATTATATTTTTCCAGAAACTTAAAAGTACGCGTAAAAATTTTTATTTTCCATTCGCTATGCAATTAATAGGGGTTATGGTTATAGTAATAAAAATGGTGGGGGATTATTATGGATGGGCGTAAAATTATTGCGTTTTTATGCGTCATATGTACCTCGGGTTGTTATTACACTACGTCACCAGTACCTAAGATAAACAAAGAGTTCTTAAACAACTACCCTTCTTTAATAGATGCTCATGGCACAGTCGAGGATAAAGAGTTCACTGCAGCTTGGAAGGACTTCCTCGAAGCCAGTGCCAGATGTCGGGTGATTCACAATAATTATGAAATAAAAGCTAATAACGCAGAGCAAACCAAGCTATTACTTGGAACAACTGGCGGTGTTGCTGGTATAACTGGTTCGACACTCATGGCTGCTGGCTCAAGCACTGTTGTCGGTGGGATTGCTGCAGGGATGGCTGGTGTGATTAGTATGATTTTGGGAAACTCTGAGAAAGGTCCATTAAGTACAAGCTATTTTGTTAAGCAAAAGGAAAGTATAGCTCATCAAATTCAACAGGCTGCAGATGATGCTAAAAGTGCGAAAGAACCGAAAGATGTATATATGATCGCTTCTAATTTATCTGCATCTTGTTTGGCTGCAGAGAGCTTAGATGGCGAAAAGTGATTTTTAGCTTAACGTTGAGGTTATACTATGGCACCCACTCCTTTATCAGCGCATTTTAATAAAGAAGAGTTCGCGTGTAATGATGGTTGTGGTGGGGATTTTGATGTCCCCCCAGAGCTAATTAATATATTGGAAATAGCTCGCGCAGAGTTCAATGAACCAATCCATATAAATTCAGGATTTAGATGTGTGCCTTATAATCATGTTGTTGGAGGCGCCACTAACTCATTTCATTTAAAAGCATGGGCTGCTGATATTGTTATAAATAATGTTAGCCCGAAGAAAGTTTACGATTATTTTGATCAAACATATCCAGATAAATACGGCGTTATTGAATATGAAACTTTCGTCCATATTGATGTAAGAGCAATAAAGTATCATAAGCCACTAAATTGAAGTGTCGTGAGTAGAGGGGGGTTGTTTTCTTCAAAAAAAATGAGTATTGTAGATACAACGATGGGCTTTGTATGTTCACCGTTGATAAACCCGCCAATGTGCGGGTTTTTTTACGGATAAAAATCACAAAATCCCGCTTCTTTTCAAGTACTTCTTGCTGGATGCCTTCACGCAGCTTGTGATGGCGGGGTTATCTGATTACCAGTTTGGGTGTTACAAGCGCCTCCAGTAATGGAGGTTTCCTGCTGTGAAAATGGGCGGCTGGTGGGTGTTGTAGCACCCAGCCAGCCATTCGCTCATGTAGAAGGTCACAAGCGAACCATGGCCCACTGCTTTAGCGCAAAAGCATAGTGAGCCTACCAGAGTTACGCTTACTGATCTATGAAAAACACTGTAAAAATATCCAGTATTGAGTTAGTGAATGCTGACTGCCTGCAATATCTTCCATCGCTACCTGATAACTCTATCGACCTGATCGTTACGGACCCGCCTTACTTTAAGGTAAAACCGAACGGCTGGGATAATCAGTGGAAAGGGGACGAGGATTACTTACGTTGGCTGGATAGATGTTTGTCCGAGTTCTGGCGGGTATTAAAACCCTCCGGCAGTATGTACTTGTTCTGCGGGCACCGTTTAGCCTCCGATATTGAAATACTGGTTAGAGAGCGTTTTAACCTGCTCAACCATATCATCTGGGCCAAACCATCAGGCCGCTGGAACGGATGCAATAAAGAAAGTCTGCGTTCATATTTCCCGGCTACTGAGCGGATCATTTTTGCTGATCATTATCAGGGCCCATACAGGCCGAAAAATGATGGTTTCGCTGTCAAATGCAGCGAGCTTAAGCAGCATGTCATGACTCCATTAATTTCATATTTCCGTGATGCCAGAGAGTCTCTGGGGGTAACCTCTGCTCAAATTGCTGCTGCAACGGGAAAGAAAAATATGGTTTCCCACTGGTTTGGTCTTAGCCAGTGGCAGTTGCCGAGCGAAACCGACTATTTGAAGCTCCAGGCATTGTTCCAGCAAATTGCCGGTGACAAGCATGCACGCAATGAGCTGGAGAGGCCTCACCACCAGTTGGTGGCAACATGGCAATCACTTAACCGGAAATACGCAGAACTCCAGCATGAGTATCAGCGTCTACGTAGACCTTTCAGCGTTTCTGTCACGGTGCCATATACCGATGTCTGGACCCATAAGCCGGTTCAGTTCTACCCGGGGAAGCACCCATGTGAAAAGCCCGCCGATATGCTGCAGCAGATCATCAAAGCAAGCAGCAGACCTGGTGAGGTAGTCGCGGATTTCTTCTTCGGCTCTGGCTCAACGCTAAAGCAGGCCGCTTTGCTCGGTCGGAATGGTATCGGTGTTGAGCTTGAGAAGGAGCGATTTGATCAGACCGTCATGGAAATGCGTAATTTGCTGGGTTAGCTCAGCAGATAGAGCGCCTACCTTATAAGCAGGTTGTCGGCTGTTCGATGCCGTCAACCTGCTCAAATATTACATAGTCTACTTATCACATAGCATTTTTTATAACTTTTAATGATTATTGCACAATTAATTGACAACTATTAGAATAAATGCTCTTATCTAGTGCCTTAGTTTGTGAAATGCCCTACATGTAGTGTTTATGCGATAATTTATAAAAAACAACAAATTATTATAACCAAATTGCATTTAGTATGCGTTTACTTGTTGCTATATTGCATTTAATGCCAATGGATTGCTCTGATTTAACCAAGCGATTGGCAGTATATATATGTTAATCGCCTTGGATTATGGATATGACTCAGATCTCACAGCAATCGACGCAAAACAAAGAATCATTAACATTTCCTTCTGACTTCCCTCCTGGCACTCCACCCAAGGAAGCGCAGGATGCGTCAGGCGTTTTTTTTAGACTAACCAAGGCAAACCCTCCTGGAGATAAGTGTTTTTTAAATATGAAGGATGAGAATCCTAAGCGATTGAAAAGATATCAAGGCCATACACTAAAGTGTTGTTATGGTGTATCAGTCTATACAGATGAAAACTCAATTGTTAATGCCTTCATGAAATTTCCTGATGGCATCGGTGAAAGATTTGTTGCACAAGGGGAATTTGCAGCAAATGACGGTGTTATGCTCAAAACAGGTGCTCCCGATTCAACACATTATACTATTTGGCTTTATAAGGAGTCGCAGGTCCATGCCAAATTTACGTGTATAAGGAGGCTGGTAAAATGAGCAATATCTTCCTCAAAGACAGTGTATTTGGTGAATTAAAATACGAAAAGGTTTATGAGTTTTTTGAAGGGCCAAAGTTTTTCTCTGTGACGAATGAGATAAATAGTACCTTTGCTGTTTATTGGTTAGGAGATTATGATGATTTTGATAAATGGATTGTCATTCCAATTTCTGCTGAAAGACTAGAGTCATTAGAAAGAAAAAGATTAGACATTCGTAGTATTTTAATGCATCAAGAACAGAAAAAATATTATCAGTTAGATATTTATTATGAGGATGAGCGTGTTGTCCTTTCCGCGCTAGATTCATCTTCAGTAGCTAATAATATGACACTTCCTGACAGCGGGCTTTTCATAAGCTCTGTGCTGCCTGTTTTATCCAATGGGAAGATAGGGAAGCAGATTGAGTTTTCGACACATGAAATTCATGTTGAAAAAACGAAATCTTCTACTGATCCCTTAGTATTGAATGGCGTTTCTAAATTGTTTGAGTGTTTCAACAATTTATACTTGTCTATTATGAATTCTTTTGATGAAAAGGACTTAGTACGTCCTGTCTCGGGTCGTCCTGGGTCTTTTGTGCTTTCTTTTCAGGCTGAAAAAATGCACAAGGTTGAACCATTGTTAAAAGAGTTGAATGATGTTATCGATGTTAAAGGCGATATTATTGGATTTGTTAGAAACAAAAACATGGATGTTCAAATGCTTTCCGCTTTATTTGACTCGGTAATCAATACAAGCTCAAGTTTTGAGTTGAAAAGTAATTATACCGACGAGGTTATATTCAGGCTTAGTAAGGCTGATGCAGAGTTTTATTCTAAATCTCTAGCCAAAATGTCCACTAAGGTTGTCGGTGGATATCAAGTGCCCCAAGCAAACTTAATTGATCAGGTTTTTAAAATTGTAGAGTTGAAATGGAAGGGCGTTTATCTTGATGTGCTAAGTACAGGATTAGATTCTCGCCATATACTCTACTATATACACGCTGCTAAAATTCTCGGATTGCTTAATGAAAATGGTTCAGTCTCAGCGTTAGGGCAACAATTAGCTGAATCAGATCATGAGAAGAAATTAAGGATCGCTGCTCGTGGCTTTGAAGCCAGCCATTGTGGCTGGGCTTGGATACAATGGAGCCAAGTTAAAAATCTTTCAGAGGTAGATCCATCAACAGCGGAGCCATTTTTGTTTGAAATGTGCTTATCCCTGAGCGATAAAACTATAAAAAGAAGAGCTTCGACTTTAAGAAAATGGTGTGAAGCTTTGAAACCATCATACCGCGAACTGTAAATAGCGATACTATTCTCCAGCTATCGAGTATGGTCTAGTTAACATTATCGATTTGTAACCGTCTTTAAAGGCTCGCATTAGTGGGCCTTTTTCCTCTCTGCGCTACTTAACCACAGAGCCTTTCAGGGGTGAGCCATAGGAAATAGTCAGTGTGACTGTCTCTCTGGGCTGATCATTCCTGAGCGGTGACTCACCCACTAAAAGGAAAGTCACTATGTTCGGTATTTTTGGTAAGAAAGCCCGCAGAGCAGCAACTGAGATCCGCAAGTTTGAGTTGCGTTAGTCTGGCCTCTTGTTAAATCCAGTGATTAACACTGTGCAAAAGGTACTTTCGGGTGCCTATGAAAGAGTGTAAAAGTCACTTTTTTAAAAAAAATCGCTGAAACAATAAATCGACCCCCTTAACGGAAATTTTTCGTCAGAGACCCTGAGATAATAACTTGGCTCGACGCAAAAGTGACTTTTATACACAGAGGAGATTTTTTATGAGCGATAACAATGTTGATGCGGGTTTAGCAGCTATTTTGTTGGTATTGGTGTGTATCTATATGTTGAGTAAGGTTTTTTAGTAAGGTGATTGTATGTATACAAGCCCCAAATCCGGGGCTTTTTCACACGAATCCCGCGCTATTGACCATGAAGTTAATGTTTTGTTAATTTATGAGTGTGGTGAATCCCCCTATGCGGAGGGGCGACCAGTCAGTTACAGAAACCTGTAAATGCAGCGCGGGCCATGCCGGCTGGGGCATACTCACCGGGAGGCACCCGGCACCACACTGCCACATAACATATTTAAGATTTATGGAAGGTTTACTTCTGCGGTTGCCTGTCTATGTTTATAGAACGTAACGGCAAAAGTGAATGCTTCCTGGTAAATCGGTAGCTCGGACTATTAGGAGTGCCTTCGTTTCGTTACTACCTAGAATGCCTACTTTCTGCCCGTTCCTCTGAGCGGGCTTTTTTTCGCCATGAATAAAGCGTTTCAGTAAGCAAAGGAAAACATCATTTGAGGCTGCGCTTATGCGTGGCCTTTTCTTTTTCCCCTCAATTCTGAGAGGACTCACAGCAATAAGAGGGGGCTTAATGTCCGATCCTTTAACTGGTACCGGCCTGATTTTTGGCGGCGGTTTAATTGGTTCCGTCGTATATGGCGTTATCACCCACACCGATTTTGGTGTGGTATTTGGGGCTTTTGGCGGCGCGGTGTTTTATGTGGCAACGACCGCAAACCTGACACGTGGAAGGCAAATAGCTTACTTCATGACGTCGTTTATTGTCGGTGTTCTGGCTGCAGGATTATTAGGCTCAAAATTTACTACCTGGACAGGCTATACAGATCGTCCGCTTGATGCGCTCGGTGCGGTGGTGGCATCTGCTGTCACCATCAAGGTCCTGACTTTCATTAACAGCCAGGACTTGAGCAGCCTGTTCGGATTACTTTCCCGATTAAGGGGAGGAGGTTCGAGTGGTAATAAATGACCCGGCAGCGCTGGCCAATGCGGTGATATGTGCCGTTATTGTTTGCGCTTTGATGTTTTATCAACGTCGCGGTGCCAGGCATCGTCCTGGTATCTCCATTCTTGCTTACTTGCTGGTATTGATTTACGCGAGTATTCCTTTCCAGTTTATCTTCGGTCTTTACGTACAGTCCCACTGGCTGGTGGTAATGGCAAACGTGATGATATGCGCCGCCGTGCTGTGGGCACGGGGTAACGTGGCGCGTCTGGTCGATACACTGAGGCACTAATGAATCAAACACAATTCCAGAAGGCGGCTGGTATCAGCGCCGGATTAGCTGCGCGCTGGTTTCCGCATATTACAGCCGCGATGAAAGAGTTTGGCATCACTTCCGCTATCGACCAGGCAATGTTCATTGCTCAATGCGGCCATGAAAGCCTCGGGTTTAACAGGGTAGTGGAGAATTTCAACTACAGCATCGCCGGGCTTGCTGATTTTGTTCGTTACGGCAGGTTAACGCAGGATCAGGCCAATTCCCTCGGGCGCAGCCAGTCGGAAAAAGTGTTACCCCTGGAGCGCCAGCGGGCTATCGCCAACATTGTCTATAGCAAGCGGTTGGGTAACAACAGGGCAACTGATGGCTGGGTTTATCGAGGGCGCGGACTTATTCAAATAACCGGACTTTCTAATTACCGGGGCTGCGGCAGCGGGCTGAAGGTTGATCTGGTGGCACAGCCAGAATTACTGGAGCAGTCCTCTTACGCGGCCCGTAGTGCAGCGTGGTTCTATGTCTCAAATGGTTGCTTGAAATATCCGGGTGATCTTGTCCGGGTCACGCAGATTATCAACGGCGGACAAAACGGGATTAATAACCGGCGAGTTCGCTTCCTGAAAGCAAAATCGGTGCTGGTGGTGTGATTATGGGAATCGAAGCTATCGCGGGGCTGGTGGTTGTCATCCTGGCTGCTATCGCTGGCGCGTTCGGCATTGGTCATGCTCGCGGGACCAGTAAGGCGGAAGCCAAAGCCGATCAGCAGCGTACCGAAGAGAACGCCGCCGCCACCGTCGCCGCGGCAGAACGTAAGGCGGAAGTCATGAAAGGGGTCAGCGATGTACAGCAGAATGTTAGCAATATGCCTGATGACGATGTTGATCGGGAGCTGCGCGAAAAGTTTACCCGCCCCGGTAGTCGTTGATACGGCCTGCAGCTGGGTGAGGGTTATCTACCTAACCGACCACGATATCGACGTGCTGGATATGCAGACCAAGCGCGATATGCTGGCTCACAACAAAGCAGTGCGGGCCAACTGCCCGCAGTTATTACTCAATACAACTTTGCAATAGTGGGATTTGATGTAATCGGCAAAAAAGTAACACTGCGCAAATCAGGAAGTCATGGTAATGTTATTGTTTCTGAACAACGGGTAGCCAAATGGAAAAATTATATATTGTTGCGCTGGCAGGACTGATGATAGTTGGCTGCTCAAATAAAAGTGAACCCAGTGTTCCTGACGGTGTACATGAATACACTCTGAGTATAAAAAAAGCTGTGCAGCAGAATTATTTCGGTTCGATAAATTACCATGAACAGGGTTGTATACTTAAAGTCACACAACCTCCTGGTGAGCAGGTTCAACATGTGGAAGTTGTGTCAGGTGATAACTTTATGTGTCAACGCTCTGTTGAGGCAATTAATGACACTGTGGCCGCCGGTCAGTTTCCTGCGAAGCCAATGAACCTACCAACTGTGATTCTTCTTGACTTCAGGCCTTAATTCAGAAGCGAATTAACACTTCGTGTCGCAATACTCTATTTCCATCACAAAAGTCACTTTCGGGTGGCTTTTTTAATGGCATTACAGAAGTCACTTGGTTAGTGGCTTCGATAATGCTCCCCACATCGCACAGAGGTAAGACATGGCAGAGATCACTTCAGCTCAACAGATTCGAATGAACTTGCTTGCAATGCTGGGCTATGACACAGCCGCAGCGAAAGAAGCCATTCAATTCGTACAGGACGACGATCTCAAGTATCAAATGTTCGTCCAGCAATACAACCGTGTCACGAGTGAGAACACCTACGTGGCTAAGGCCATGAAAGCAATTCAGGAGTCTACTGAAGCACTGACGCTGTTTGATACCATCGCAGAGCAGGCGAGCTAAGGCATTACAGCAGGCATTCACTGAGTGCCTGTGATATTGCTTTTAGGTATAATCACCTCAAACAAAGTGGGGTGCTCATGAGTCCTGATTATATTTCTTATGAAACATTAATTGCTACACGCGAAGCCGCTTACTGGGCAAAGCTTTCAATGATTGGCACGTGGTTTTCAGGAATAGCAACTTTTTTAGCTGTTATCACTTCACTATGGATAGCCTTAAGGGACAGGATGCCATTCATCCGGGGGCGAGTAAGATACGGGCGCATAATAACTGATGATATCGATAAACCAATAATAGGTGTAACTGTTATCAATCGGTCTTTTCACTCGATAATAATTAAATCTATATGCTGGGATGTCGGGAGAGAATATGAACTACAACAATTATTTAGAAACTCGGAATCAGACCCGCTCCCGGTTCGATTAGAGCATGGTGAAGAAGCAAATTTCAGAATCATCCTTGATGATGATGATTGGCTTAAAAGAATGGCTTTGCGGTTAACAAAGTTAAACTCGCATCCAAAAAAACTCCGCTGTGTGATCGTACTTTCAACCGGAGAGAGACGCCGAGTAAAGGTAGCTAAACGGATAAAAGAAAAAATCCAACAATTTATGTAATTTAGATTATTAAGGGTCGCTCAGGCGGCCTTTTTTATTGCGCATCGCACGCGCTTCTCAAAGAGAGTCTTTCAGTAGTGAGCCTGGGCTATGCCGTTAGGTAGCGTTTACCTCTCGGGCGGCATGGCTGTGCGACAGGCTCACGTCTAAAAGGAAACGCTCATGAAATTCCAGGTCGCAAAGGTCTATCGCTATGGTCGATTTATGGGTTACGGAATTGCAGTAGACGGTAATCTTCTTGATGGGCAGGTTTCAACGACAGTTGATACCGATGCGAATGGTATCCCCTCAATAACTGCAGTTTTTAATATGAATAACGAGCATGCCGAAAACCAAATCACCATCCGCTTAGACGACGAAGGAGATTCACAAAAGGTTGATTTGATAAAAAAGGCTGTAGCTGAAGCTGCCGCTCGCAACTACCGAACGGTGGTTAACTCTGTTTCTAGGGGTGAATGATGCGTGTCATTATTGACGGCATTGAATATTTGCCCGCGGCAAATGGAAACTTAAGGGTCGGAATTGCCATAACCACGCATCAGCGTCCAGAGGTATTGAAAAGAGCCATTGATCAGCACATGAAGCATCTACCTGCTGGTGCGCTGGTGGTCGTAGTAGATGATGGTTCAAGCCCCGCCGCTGTCGTCCCTTCTGGTGTACAACTGCTGAGGCATGATATATCCCTCGGTATTGTGGCCTCGAAGAACGCCAGTCTGTCTGTGCTTATGGACGCCGGCTGTGAGCATCTTTTCCTGTGGGACGATGACGCCTGGCCAATAGCCGACGACTGGCACCAACCTTACATCGAGTCACAGGAGCCACATCTGGCTTATCAGTTCCTCGATCTTGCTGGCCGCAATAAGCTGAATGATCTGGCCGTACTCTACAGGGATGAAAGGCATGTTGCCTATACCGGGCAGCGTGGTGTCATGCTGTATTACCATCGTAGTGCGATAGAGAAAGTAGGCGGTTTCGATTCTGTCTACGGTCGCGGTATGTACGAACACAGCGACCTTGCCCTGCGCATTCATAACGCCGGGTTGACGACGTGGGCTTATGCCGATGTAACTGGCTCCGAAAAACTGATTCATTCTCTTGATGAGCATGAGGCGGTAGAGCGGTCAGTACCAAAGCCTGACCGTGTGGCGCTGGTAGAACGAAATGTGAAGATCCACAACGAGCGGCGTGATACCGGCTTTACTGGTTATGTTGAGTACCGGCGGCAGAGTGACGTTGTAATCACAACGTTGCTTACCAGCCAGCCTGACCCGCAGCGCGGATCGAAAATGACGGCATCGCCTGACATGCTGAACAAGTGGGCTTCCTCGCTTCGACAGTGTGTCGGTATCGCGCTGGTGGATGAACTGCAAACAGCACCGGCAGGCATAGAGTTGTACCACGTTCCCGACGTCAAGATGAACGTCTACTTCCGGCGCTGGCTGCACATCTGGCAGCACCTTCGTGAGCATCCTGAATATCGGTTCGTCTGGTGTACGGATGGTACCGATGTCGAAATGCTCCGCGCGCCGTGGGAAGAAATGCTTCCCGGTAAGGTCTATGTTGGTTCAGAACCTAAGACCTATGCCGACATTTGGGCGAAGCAGCATCATCCAGAGCGTATCTATCAGGAGTTCATCGAAACACACCGCAATGATGTGATGCTTAACGCTGGTCTGCTGGGTGGCACTCGTGCTGATGTAATGGCGTTCGCGCATGGCATCATTCGCCTTTATTACCGCATCGAGAGTTATCGCTTCTGGAAGAAAGAGCAAACTGGCGCCGCGGTGGGTGACATGCTGGCGTTCGGCATTGTCGCGCAGTCATTCGCTGAAAGGTTAGTCACCGGACCTCTGGTTCATACCGTATTCAAAACTGACGGTATCGGCAAAGAGATCGCCTGGTGGCGGCATAAGTGAGCTTGTTAGAGCATAATGTACTTGAGCATTCAGCTGAACGCCCAGCGTTAAGCGCCACCCGAAAGGGAGAAGAGAGACGATAAGCCGTCTCAGGCTGAATGCTCACCTCAAATCAGGTCGCCATTGTGTGGCCTTTTTTATTTTCTATGTGAAGGTCAATCATGAGCGACATTGAATTCGTGGTGGTCGGCCATCATGCCCGGCGAGAGCTGGCCGAGCAGCTTGCTGAATCACTGGGTGCTTATCTGCTGGTGGATGAGGACGACTGCGGCGCGAACTGGAATCATTACCGCGCGCTGCAATGGGCTGCAGAGCAAAGCTGTCGCGTTGTGGTGCTGGAGGATGACGCGCTGCCGGTAGAAGGGTTTCAGACAATGGTCACTGAATGGCTGACCCGCTTCCCGGATTCCCTCATCAGCTTCTATCTCGGTACTGGTCGCCCTCCGCAGTATCAGCTGGAGATAGCCACAAAGCTTATCGCCGCTGACCGCGAAAGGACTGACTACATCACCATGCAGCGCCTGGTGCATGCTGTGTGCTACAGCGTACCCACGAAGTTAATCCCGAAGGTGGTGTCGCGCTGGAATGCGAGCAAGCCTGCTGATTACGCGATTGGTGATGCCTGCGGCGGCCCGGTGATATACCCGTGTTATTCGCTGGTGGATCATGCTGATGGCAAGCCTGTCGAGAAGCACCCCGATGGTCAGCATCGCAATGAACGGCGACGCGCATGGAGGTTTTATGGCTAAGCTGACGACTTTAAAGCCCCGGCTAAAAGTAATCGATACGCGCCGTATCAAGCCGGTTTATGGGGAGCATCGCCGCATTAGCGGTAGTGCCCGGGTAAGTCTTAAACGGCGCATCTGGGTTCGTGACAGTGGACAATGCTGCATGTGCGCTCGTGTTGTTGACCTGCACGAGAGTGAACTCGATCACCGGATAGCCCTTCAGTTTGGTGGCGACAACTCAGAACAAAATCTATGGACGCTTTGTACTGAATGTCATGCCGGTAAGTCTGCTCGCGAAGCCGCTGGTGGTCAGCCAGATGAGGAGGCATTAAAGCACTCAATACCCGATGAGGGCGAAGCGGCATCTTTTCAGGTCTATTAGGTAAACAGGAATCAATATCAATATCATTAGAAATTGTTTCGTGTGAAATTATATCATAGTAAATGATATCTATTTTCATTTGCAGGTGGGGGGGGGAGGGTTTGGAGTAAACGTCGGCGGACCTGGACACCGCGCCCCCTCTCACGCACAGAAAAAATCCCCTTTTGGAGGGTGTAAACATGTTAACAGCGCAAAAGCGAAAATTCGCGGTCGCGCTGATGTCCGGCATGTCTCAGAAAGATGCGGCAATAAAGGCGGGGTATTCGGAGAAATCCGCACGGTCCAAAGGGTCGCAGCTTGCAAAGGACCCGGAAGTCATCGCGTTTATTAGTCGTAAAAAAAAGGAAGTCATCGAGACTGACGACGTTCCCACCTACGGTAAAAAGGTTTACACCCCAGCAGTAAACTCACCGCAAAAAACAGAAGGAGCGGCGGTACCGGCCGAGGGCCTCGCAGTTGTCGGCCAGTTTGATGATCCTCTTCAGTTTCTGATGGCGGTCATGAACGATTCAACTGAAGAAATTGACGTCAGAAAGGATGCAGCAAAGGCCATGCTTCCTTACATCCATCCCAAAAAGGGAGAAACAGGAAAAAAAGATGCCCGAAATGCTGCAGCAAAAGTAGCTGCTGGCAAAGGCAAGTTTGGGGCAATGGCACCGCCAAAACTCGTCGTTAACAATAAGGGGTAATCTATGGCGCAGTGGTCTACGGCTTGTCCGGACTGGGAATCGCGTCTGATTGCAGGCGAGTCCATTATCCCGCCGCCGATTTACGCTGATCAGGCGGAGCAGGCATTGGGCATTTTCCGTGAACTGCGGGTTACTGATCTCCCGGGTAAGCCAACTTTTGGGGAGTGTTCTGAAGACTGGGTCTTCGATTTTGTAAAAGTGATATTCGGTGGATACGACGCCGAGACGGGTAATCAGCTTATCCGCGAATATGGTCTGTTGATCTCGAAAAAAAACACAAAATCGACGATCGCCGCCGGAATTATGCTTACCGCGTTGATCCTTTGCTGGCGCGAGGATGAAGAGCATCTGATTCTGGCGCCGACAAAGGAGGTCGCCGATAACAGCTTCAAACCTGCAGCGGGCATGATACGTGCTGATGAGGAGTTGTCCGATATGTTCCAGATTCAGGATCATATCCGCACTATCACGCACCGGGTGACAAGAAATACGCTGAAGGTGGTGGCCGCTGATACCGACACTGTCTCCGGTAAGAAATCAGGCCGAATCCTCGTCGACGAACTCTGGCTTTTCGGCAAGCGTGCCAACGCAGAGGCGATGTTTATGGAGGCTCTTGGCGGCCAGGTATCGCGTAATGAGGGCTGGGTTATTTACCTTACCACGCAGAGCGATGAACCGCCGGCGGGCGTGTTTAAGGAGCGGCTCGATTAAAGGCTGGACTCTGGCCGCCAAGCGCGGGCGGGATGGGAGGGGTAAAGCATGATTGAGCTTGTAACTTTACCCCAAGCAAAAGAGCATTTGCGCATTGATGATGATGCAGGTGATGGCGATCTGCTCCTGAAAATCCAGTCAGGCAGTGCAGCTTTGCTTTCCTACATCCAGGGGAGCCGCGAACTGGTTGTAAGCAGCGATGGGAATCTGATTGAGGGGGAGCCGCTTAAACGTGTGCAGGGTGCGCTTCTAATTCTTCTCGGTTACCTCGATCGCAACCGCAACGGAGAAGAGGAAGAAAAACTTCAGCAGGGTGAGCTTCCCTTCTCAGTAACGATGCTGATTTACGATCTGCGTCGGCCAACCATTATCTAACGAGGACATTATGGCCTGTTCAGGTTGCGCCAGGCGGCGCGAGTGGATTAAAAAGTGGACGAAAATTGCCTATGAACGAGCAACAGGTAAGCGCGCTGATCGCAGCGTTGAAAGAGCAGACAGCAGCACAGAGAGAGCAAACGGCAGCGATAAACCGTCTGGCTGAATCAAATAACGCTTTGAGGGACGTCATTATCCAGTCGCTGGCCGCAGATGAAGATATTGAAATTACTACATTGGGGGACGAGCGCCCCGTTTACTTGAGTCAAAAAACGAGGGGGTAATATGCAGGCCGGCAAACTCCGACATCGTGTTATTCCCCAGAAATCCGTCTCGGTGCAGGATCCATTGACCGGAGAGGTAGTGAAAAATTGGGTTAACCTTGTTCAGTCAACTGCAGATAATGGGATTTGGGCTGAAGTATATCCCCTTTCCGCCAGGGAATTTACATCGGCACAGGCAACCCAGAACGAGATTACTACCAGGATCACAATCCGTCAGCGAAACGATATTACTCCTAAATGCCGCATTTTATATCGAGGGAAGATTTTCAACATTGAGGGGGTACTTCCCGATCCTGATAGCGGTCTGGAGTATTTAACGTTGCCCTGCTCGGAGGGGGTAAACGATGGCTGACGGGGTTGAGTTTAAGCTGACCGGGGTTGATGAGTTACTGGGTAAGCTTGAGTCAATCACCGATGATATGAAGCGTAAGGGCGGGCGAGCAGCGTTAAGAAAAGCGGCAAACATAATTGCTAACAGGGCAAAGGCTAATGCAAGCCGGCTCGATGATCCTGCAACAGGCCGAAGCATAGCAGATAACATTGCAGTGCGCTGGAATGGCCGCGAGTTTAAGCGTAACGGGAACCTTGCATTCAGAATTGGGGTTTTGCATGGAGCAGTGCTGAAAAAGCATCCCGATAAAGCTAAAAATGCCCCTACACCTCACTGGCGCCTGCTGGAATTTGGAACGGAAAAGATGCGAGCTGAACCTTTCATGCGGCCGGCAGCTGAATCCAGCGCAGAAGACGCAACGAGAACTTTCGTTGAAGAATATGGAAAGGCTATCGATCGAGCGATAACCAGAGCGGCTAAGAAGGGGAGAAGTGGATGATCGCACCAATATTTGCTGTTTGCGCGGCCAGCCAGGCTGTCAGGGATTTGTTAGGCTCCCCCATGCGACTTTATCCGTTCGGTCTGCAGGATGACAATATCGTTTATCCCTACGCGCTGTGGCAGAACATCAGCGGAGTACCGGAAAACTATCTGGACAGACGCCCCGATGTCGATAGCTATACGCTACAGGTGGACGTTTATTCGAACACTGTAACATCTGCTCAGGAGGTTGCAAAAGCGTTGCGTGATGCTATCGAACCAAATGCCTATATCACCCGCTGGGGGGCCCAAAGCCGCGACCCTGAAACAAAACGCTTCCGCTATTCATTCGACGTTGACTGGATAGTTAAACGCTAATCACCTAACTCAACAAACCTTCCTAACGCCGGCCATGTGCCGGTTTTTTATTTTGGAGAGAACTATGTCTGTGTTAACGCAGGGTACCCAGCTGTACGCGCTAATCCGCGGTGTTATTCATGAGATCGAATGCATAACTAACTTTAATCCCGGTGCGAACCCGGCAGATCAAATTGAAGATACATGCCTTAGCGAGCGTAATAGCCGGACGTATAAAAAAGGGCTTCGCACTCCCGGTCAGGCTTCGGTAACAATTAATGCCGATCCAGTGAATGACTCGCATTATCTGATGTGGCAACTGGCGGAGCTGGATGAATACCAGGATGAACTGATCCACTGGGCTATTGGTTGGTCTGATGGTGAATCGGTGCCTACAGTCTCTGCTGGTGAGATGGTTCTGCCAACTGACCGTACCTGGTATACCTTCCGCGCGTATGTTAGCGATTTTCCGTTCGACTTCCAGGGAAATACCGTGGTGTCTACCGCAGCCGCGATGCAGCGTAGCGGCCCAGGCCTCTGGGTACGTAAAGTCCAGCCAGGCAGTTAAGACCAGATACCCCGGACGAATCCGGGGTTTTGCTCCACAGCATTTCACCGCGCACTCACCGCGCATACCAACCCCGAGACCATTCACAAAAGCGACCTCTGAGAACGCCATCGCAGCATGGTGCGCTCGGGTATGGCCGTTCTGGTGAGCAGAGGTCTCTTTTTTGAAAGGTACTCACCATGCAATATCCAACCGTATCAGTAAACGGCGTTTCCGTTCGTGTCGACGATGAAGGGCGCTATAGCCTTAATGATCTCCACGCAGCAGCCGTAGCAAACGGCGAGGCGACGGAGTCTCAGCGACCAAGCGTGTTCCTCCGTAGCGCACAGGTTAAACGCTTTATTAAGGCTCTACAGTCCAAAGCACTAAAAAGTGCTTCGGAACAAAATCAACCACTTAAGGTTACTAAGGGTGGCGATAGTACCGGTGCGTGGGGTGTCGAACTGCTTGCCATTCGCTATGCAGCATGGATTAAGCCCGAGTTCGAAATCGAAGTGTATGAGGTATTTCGGACGGTTGTTCGTATGGGGATCGGCGCCATGTCCCGCCTGAACAAAATCGAACATATCATCAATACAGAAACGAAGGTGATCAGCCAGTGTGCCAGTCAGATGGCGAAATGGGGGGTTGGCGGTCGCAAGCGGCTACTTCACGCGGCACGGGAGCGTGCCGCTGGTGAAGTACAGCTCTATTTGCCTGGTATCGCATAAGTTTGGAATAGCCCACCCGCGTGGGCTTTCATTAAAAGGAGACAACATGCAACTCACGCTTGATACTTTGAAAGAAACCGGTGCTTTTACCGGGCGTCCCGTAGAGAAAGAAATTAAGTGGAAAGGCCGTGACGGGAAAGAGCATATCGCAACTGTCTATGTGCGCCCGATGGGATACCACACCACAAAAGCTGAACTGCTGGCGTACAACGGAAAATCTGATCCAGTGGCTGGGCGTATTGCTGCCCATATTTGCGATGAGGAAGGGAAGCAAGTCTTTACTGAGGAAGACATTCTCGGAACTGCATCTGAAGACCGTGGTGCGCTCGATGGGCCAATCGTTATTGCTTTGCTGGCCGTCATTCAGGAAGTCAACGATCTGGGAAAGACTACGAACTCACAGGAGAAGACGAGTTCTGGTGTGAGTTAGTCATGAACGGCATCGGTGGGCGGACCATTGCTGAGGCTCAGGAGCGAATGAGCCTTCGTGAGTTTCAGGTGTGGGTAAAGTACCGTAATAAGTATGGTCAGCTTAACGTTATGATGCGTACCGAGTGGGGGGCTTCGCTGGTGGCTTCTGTCCTGGCTAACATCAATAAGGCAAAGAACACGCCTCCGTTCAAGATTAGTGACTTTGCACCACACATCAACGAAGCGCCATTATCTCTTGACGAAGCTATGAAAAGTTGGCATTGATAACTTTTAAATCGCTGTAGGGATCACTATCATCAGTACAACAATAACCACTGGGATAGGGATATGAAGAAAATAGCGATTATGTTATTTGCATTATTGTTAACTGCGTGTGCAGCAAATCCACCTAGCCAAGTTCAGTTGCACTCGGCTGATTATGGGGTGTTACCGGATAACTATCAGCAGCAGATAAAGGATTGGTGGGGAAGGATGTTAAAAGACCCATATTCTGCTCATTATACTTTTGGTACACCAGAGAAAGCATGGTTTAAGGATGGCATTTTAGCTGAATCAGGTGGGGCTATGCGATATGGATGGCTTATTCCGATAACCATTAATGCTAAAAACTCCTATGGTGGATATACAGGTGCTGAAGCACATACTATTTTTTACTCCCATGGGAAAATAGATTCCGCTGATGCTCAGGTGAATGCGGGCTATACGGGAAAAGTTAAATAATTTTAACCAATATATAAACAAACCAAAACCTCGCTTCGGCGGGGTTTTTTGTTGCCTGGAGAAAATTAAATGGCTGGCAAGTCCCTCGGTACGTTAACAATCGACCTGATCGCTAAAGTAGGTGGATTTGTTCAGGGCATGGATAAAGCCGAAAGATCTTCTCAGAAGTGGCGCGAACAGGTAAAAAAAGACGCTAAAGAGGTAAGTTCTTCAATCATTACTGTGGGGGCTGCAGCGGCTACCGCAGCTGTTGGTATTGGCGCTGCTGGTTTAGCCATTGTCAAAAATACAGCACAGCAGGTAACAGAGGCAGACCGCTGGGCAAAATCTCTTAAAATGTCCACCCAGGATTTGTTATCCTGGCAATATGCTGCTGAACAAGCCGGTTTAACCGGTGACAACATAGCCGATATTTTCAAAGACATTAATGATAAGGTCGGCGATGCGGTCCTGAATAAATCAGGAGAGGCTGCTCAGGCGCTGGATACTTTGGGGCTTTCAGCTCAGAAGCTGGCTCAGCAATCCCCAGATAAACAGCTGATGGCAATCAGTGAAGCATTACAGAAAATCCCCACTCAGGCCGGGAAAACCAATATTCTAGAAAGCCTGGGTAATGACCTGTCAAAAATGCTGCCGTTGTTCGACAACAACAACGAGAAACTGAAACAGTTTATCCAGTTATCAAAAGATTTTGGTGTCGCACCACCGCAAGAAGATATTGATAACCTTGTTAAGGTTAATCAGTTCTTACAGGATATAGAGACTAGCGCCCGCGGTCTTAAAATGGAAATTGCTTCGGGGCTGGCTAAGGTTGACCTTACACCATTGCAGGATGGGCTTGATGACATTCGTGACGTCTTCACCGATCCTGCTGTTCTTCAGGGGCTATCAGACCTGGTTGGTGAAGCCATAAGCCTTGCCGGGGTTGTGGGGCGTATTGCTGGTGGCTTGGGGGCCATTGCTACTTATACCCGCTCTCGTATAGGTGCTGTATCTGGTAATTATAATGCTGCTGATGAAAGTGATATTGCACAGCGTATTGAATTCCTTAACAAACGAGGGAATCAAAGTAAGGAACAAAAAGATGAATTAGACTTTTTAACTAAACGTCTTCAATTTCTTCGCGCGATAAAGTCAAGCATGACTCCGGAGCAGGTAGATAGAGGAGCGAAAGGACTCACGTCTCTTCTTTCTGATCTTGGCATTGATACATCTAAAGATAATGATTTTTCGTTGGGGAAAGGGGAGTCTAACCAGAATCAGCCAAAAATAAAATCAAAAAGCAATCCGACTGACAACGCTTTCAAAAGTAGGCTTCTTGATTTACAGAAGCAGGCCGCCCTCATTGAAACAACCGGTAAAAAAACTGCAGAAGTAACCGAGCTGGAGAAGATTAATTTTGATATAACCAGCGGAAACCTTAAAAAATTATCAGAAGGGCAGAAGGAACAACTCCGAACTGCGGCTAAAATCCTTGATTCCAAGAAGGAAGAGTTACGGCTTAATCAGGAAAATGCGAAAGTAGCTGAATATGTTTCAGATCTCGAAAGACAGAATAAGTTAGTCCGCCAAGGGTTTGATAACCAAATAGTTGGCCGTTATTCTGGTAGTCGAGAACGTTCACGCATGCAGGATAATAATGATATTCAGCAAGATTTTGCTTCTCGACAGGAAGAGCTTTTAAATCAATTTCAGTCTGGAGATATTGATAAAAGTCTATACGATAAAAAGAAAGAAGCGCTTCAAAACTCGCTGAATGAAAGGCTAAGAATTCAAGAGGAACACTATAAGAAGTTAGATGAGTTACAAAACGATGGTGTTGCAGGTTTCGTTTCTGGAATATCAGATCAAGCTGCTGCATATTCAAACCTATATGCAAATATGCAGCAAGTAGGTGCACAAACGTTTAGTAGTTTAACTGATATGGTAATTAACTGGGCGGAAACTGGTAAATTAAACGCTCAGGACTTTGCGGCGACATTCATTCAATCTGTTGGGGCTGCATTACTGCAATATGCGGCTGCTCAGGTAGCAATGGCAGCGTTGAGTGCCTTCACTGCCTGGATTGGTGTTCCCTATGTAGGGCCCGTGGTGGCGCCAACCCAAGCAATAGCTGCGGCAGCTGCTGCTGGCGTGTTCATGACTGCTATCGGATCGGCGCTTCATGGACAGGCTCACGACGGTATCGACTCTGTGCCCGAAACAGGAACCTGGCTCCTGCAGAAAGGTGAGCGCGTTACGACTGCTAAAACCAGCGCCAAACTTGATGCCACTCTGGATCGAGTTGCAAACCAGTCAACAGGCGGCGGCGCGATTTATTCGCCCACAATCAATATCCCCATCAATGGTAACCCTGACGTCCATTATCTGTGCCAGGGTTACGACAACATCACGGCGACGACGGAGAACGGCGATACCGTAACGTTTTCAGCCTGTGCGATAGACATTGCGCTGGCTGACGCCGATTTTGCATTACTGGTACAGCTGATGCGCGCCAGTGCGGCAAAAAAAGGGATTGTGGTATAGATCTAACAAAAAATCCCCGGCAAAGAGCCGGGGAAAGCGATGAATGACATTATTGCTGTGTGCGTCTTTGCGCACCGCGTATCTTCTAAGAAAATTCCTGGTGTTTCCAGATATTTCTTTTTATTTCAGACTGTGTGCTAACCCTGATTGTAAAAAAGCCACAAATCAGACAGCGTTGACGCCACAAAACTGATCTCTGACAGCGTGTCTCCCGCAGCATTCGTGCCGTCGAATCCAAAGAACCGTTTAGGGAAACCCGGCTTCGGCCCGTACTGCGTTTTCAGTTTATCCAGCAGACTGCCTGCTGCCGATAACGCTGATGGCCGGTCTGAAAAAAGCAGCGGAAGCAGCGCAAAGGTGATGGTATTGGCAGCACCCCGGCGGCTTTCGGAAATGCAAAAATCCACCTCCTTAAACGCCCCCATTCCGCTGGTCGCGGACAGGATGAAATTGACCAGGTCAAAGGCGGGTGTACGGTTCAGCAGTCTGCAGGCTAACAGATAGTTGTTAACGGCATAGCTGGCGTAGTGCAGGTACATCGCCCGGCTCGGGTATTCCGTCGCTGCATCCTGCAGAATTCCTTCCGCCTTCATAAACTGGTTACGGTCCGTCAGCAGCGCCTCAACAGCATTAAAGGCTGTCAGGTAATGCCCGCTGCTGTCCTGCCCGGTATAAATACCCAGCGCCAGCGCCCGCAGTCCCGTGGCATTGGCATTACTGGCACCAATCCCGGTTGCTGTGCCAGCAATCTGAATACCGCCGTTGGCTGCCCAGTACGTATAGACGGCATCCGCCAGGCTTTTTATCCCCGCCTTCAGCTCGGTGATTTTGGCCGGGTCACCCGCCTTCACCGCCATTTTGTAGAGCCACTCGTAACAGGGAATACTCAGACGCGACTGAAACTGCAGCCCCCACCACCCGCCGGTATACGCGGCCCCCGGATTGATGATGGAGCCCTTATCCAGCGCCATGTAGTTTTTAAAGGTGGCGTACACCTTATCCAGATCACCGGTGCCATAACGGGCCAGCAGGAAAATGTCCGCCGGTACACAATAAAATGCCGGATATTCCAGTTCACCTTCACCGTTGATGAATGGCATGCCCCCGCCATATTGGCGGGCGTCTTCCGATTTCCACCACTCCACTGAACCGCGAATATGGCAGGCCATTTTTTCCAGCAGCTCCTGACGGATAACGCCGGCATACCCACAGTCTCCCGCGAATCCCACAGGCCGGTTAAGTGCCTGGCTGTTAATGAGGGCGTTCGTGGCATTCGACGCCGCCGCTGTCACACTGTTATCGCAGTCAATCCACAGCTCATGTGTCCAGGTCCAGCCTTTTTTCACCGGCCAGTTCAGGAACGAATAATCGGTAATATTCGATGAACCATACCGCCATCCGGCATCAATACGGGTGTACGCTGCCCCGTCGGGTACCAGCGCCGTACCGCGAACCGGACGGTTTGGCCCGTAGGTTGGCCCGTCCCGGTGAACGTCTCCGTTTGCATAGACCAGCGCCGCCGTAAAGCGTTTCCCCGTGGTGGCATCGGTAAAGTAAGCCAGCGCACGGGAGGTGTCGTAGGTGTACACTCCGTCGTTAAGCAGGAGTCGGGAGTACACCCCGAACAGCACGCCAACGGGAATATCCTGCATTGCCGTATTCATGACACGGACAGAAACCTTCCCGTTTCTGAACAGACGGTACCGGACTGTTGCCATCAGGGCGCCCTCTGCCAGCGTGTTTCCGGCCCGGTTACGTACCGTCATTTCCAGCTCGGTAAAGACCGGCCCTGTGTTCACCAGCCGGATGGATGCCCCCAGAATAAGCTGCTCATCCACCGCCACCCCGGCAACCACCTGGCTGTAATAGCAGCCGTGTGTAATGTTATGAACAATACCCGCCGGGTCGGTAATGCTGGTCAGGGCAAATCCCTGCTGGCGTAAAAAGGTGTATTTGTACCCGCTGACCGTCACGCTGTAACCGTCGGCAGTCTTCACCAGCTGCGGCCAGGAGCCAGAGGCCAGATCAGTCCGGCGACGGTTCCAGGCTTTCACCTCGTAATACTTCTGCGCACCACTGGACAGCGAATCCAGAATGAAAACAGACCCTGCCGCCAGGGAGCCATCCGCGTGATAGCTGATATTCGACTTCTGACGCGGGTTAACATGGATATCATCAGCAAACTGGGCATCAAACGTATTACCGTCAGTATCTGTCACCAGCAGGGCATCGGAATCCGGGACGTCACCGGGCGAGAAACTGACCCTGATTTCTACCGGATAATTAACGTACCCGGCTGAAAGGGTATTTTTGACGTCCGTACCTTTTCGCTGATAGTTACCCACCCGCACCGATCGCACCACTTTACGCCGCCAGACGGCATAACTTCCTGCCGGAAGGACAGCCAGACCGGATGTGGTGAAGCCTTCAGTGCTGACGGTATAGTCACCGGCAGGCAACAGGGCTTTGAAATAATCCTCAAACCCGGTCTGTGCGATAGTGGTATCGTACGCCGCATATCCGGCAAACAGGCAATCCGGAGCAATAGTTTTCAGGTAGTCTCCCACCGTGGCGGCAGTAAAGCCCGCAGCAGTCAGCTCTGCCAGGGTGACCACAAACTGAATGGCATTCGCAATTGCCGTACCCGAAATGGACTTCCTCGTCACCGACGTGACCAGTCCGGCCTGAGCGGGGGCGAATTTCCCGGTTAAGTCCAGCGCGATATAGTTTGAACCGGCCACCGGGACGCCGAAGCCAGCAGGCAGGTCATAGCGCACCCGGACCAGCGTTGCGGTGGTTTCCAGAATGCCCACATACTTCAGGTCCCGGAACCGGAAGAGGCGATAGGCTGACCAGAATTTTCCCTGAGCGTACTGCGTCTTTGTTCCCGGCAGTACAAAGGCCATCGCTTCAGAACCCGCTGAAGAAAATACCAGTCGACTGTAAACCGTGTTCACATCCGACGTTGTCGCCAGGGTACGCAGTTCAATCACTGAATCTTCCGGCAGCATCAGCGCAGGGTCGTCCAGCAGCTTTAACCCTGTCAGATCCTGATAGTCGCCATATTGTCGCTTAATACCTTCCCGGTCTGTCAGCGTCGCTGTATATGCCAGTCCCGCTTCAACCCCTTCCTGCGAGAGCATTTTCCGCCCGGTAGGTTGCAGCGTCCCGCCTACATTCATGATTTCAATAGCCAGACGCAGGTCATCAGGGCTGCGGTAATACGTGGACGACCCAATCGGGATGTTGGCGATATCCGCCTGTGCAGCCTCCAGCGTCTGATACTGCTTACTGAGCGGGATGATGTTCTGCCGGATCTCATCATTCTTCGCCATCATCTGGCGCCAGGTATCGAGCGGTTCACCTGCGCGGTCGTTAACCGTTCCGGCCGGACCGTTCACCAGTTCGTCAGCGCGCTTGACGTTATCCAGGAATATTTCAGGCGTCGTCGTTCCCAAAGGCGGGTTAAGTTCGGCCATGTTTTTTGCTCCAAAACGGTGTTCGCCCAAACGAGGGTTTGAGCGAATGGCCGTGGCTTTTTACAATCAGCTATTTCAAGGAGTTAGAGAGTGCTGATTGGCTATGCAAGGGTATCAACCGGGGATCAAAACCTCGATCTACAGAAAAACGCGCTGATCCGCGCAGAATGTGAGCTGGTTTTTGAGGATATGGCCAGCGGGAAAAATGCCCGGCGGCCAGGGTTAAAGCGCGCCTTACGGCGGCTGCGCCCGGGCGATGTGCTGGTGGTCTGGAAGCTGGACAGGCTCGGGAGAAGCGTACGCGATCTGATTACACTCGTGTCGGAGCTGCAGGCGCGCGGGGTGAATTTCCGCAGCCTGACCGACTCGATTGACACTTCGACGCCAGCCGGCCGCTTTTTCTTCCACGTTATGAGCGCCCTGGCGGAGATGGAGCGCGAGTTAATAGTGGAGCGTACCCGAGCCGGTTTAGCCGCAGCGAGGGAGCAGGGAAGAGTAGGTGGACGGTGCCGGGTAATGACCACTGAGGTTGTGGAGCGGTGCCGCAGAATGCTGGAGAACGGCGCTACCCGACAACAGATCGCAGATGTGATAGGAGTGGGAGTGAAGACGATTTACAAATATTTGCCAGTACAATACGGCGATAAAAAATCCCCTTGAGCAGGCACACTCAAGGGGAAAATACTACATAACATCATTGCTGTGTGCGTCTTCGCACACGCCTATCTTCTAAGAAGGCGCCCAAAGCTTCCAGATATTTCTGGTCTGAGTTGTTACATCATGGAGGAGGTGCCGATGTGATAGGTTAAGAGCGAAGACGGTCTGTAAGGACCTTCCGACGTCGAGGAACAAGGACCATGAATTTGGGTCTATACCATCCCAATTCATACATTCTTTGTAAGCCTATGAAATATTGAGCAGAGTATTCTGTGCGAAATGAACCATATGGAATAGCCAAAGGCTAAAATGCCCAGCGTAAAAACAACAATCAGCAAGTCCGTCTGTGACATCTTATATCCATTTCGCAGTAGCAGGTTTCGAGAAAAGATAGTTCAAAGCGGGCATAAAGACAACATAATCACTAAGTGAAACCAATATCAGGGGCTCAAAGGTGACTGGTTTTCCCCTCTGTGTTCCTGATTGATAGTTGAAACCTCTATTGATCAGATTAGCGAATAAAACTACTGTATATAAAAACAGTATTTGTGAGCGAGTTTATTATGCAGTTCTACACGCCCGTTGAGTTACGCCAGATCATGCTGCTCCCGTTGTTCAGTGACCTTGTGCAGTGCGGCTTTCCTAGTCCAGCACAGGATTACGTTGAGCAACGCATAGACCTGAATGAGTTACTAATCAATCACCCCAGTGCGACGTATTTTGTCAAAGCCGCCGGCGACAGCATGAAAGACGCAGGCATAGGGGAAGGTGATCTTCTGGTCGTGGATAGCTCAAGAACAGCAGTTCATGGCGATATCGTTATTGCTGCTGTGGATGGGGAATTCACCGTTAAGAAGCTCCAGCTGCATCCGCGGGTTCAGCTTAACCCAATGAACCCTGCATATTCGCCGATAGTCGTCGGTAGCGAGGATACTCTCGATGTGTTCGGGATTGTAACTTACATCATCAAATCGGCTGGCTAAGATGTTTGCGCTTTGTGATGTGAATTCATTTTACGCATCGTGCGAGACCGTATTTCGTCCTGACCTGAAGGGTCGGCCGGTGGTCGTCCTGTCAAACAACGACGGCTGTGTGATCGCCCGTTCGCAAGAGGCGAAGCCCTTTGTCAAAATGGGCGAGCCTTATTTCAAGCAAAAGGACATGTTTCGCCGGCACGGTATTATCGCGTTTAGCAGCAACTATGAGCTTTATGCCGATATGTCAAACCGAGTGATGACAACGCTGGAGGAACTCTCTCCACGCTGCGAAATTTACAGTATTGATGAGGCATTTTGCGATCTTACTGGTGTTCGTAACTGCCGCGATCTAACCGATTTTGGCAAGGAAATTCGTGAGACGGTTTTACGCAGGACGCACCTCACGGTCGGCGTCGGCATAGCCCAGACTAAAACCCTGGCAAAACTGGCCAATCACGCGGCGAAACAGTGGCAGCGGCAGACCGGAGGAGTGGTGGATCTGTCTAATCTGGAAAGGCAGAGGAAGTTGATGGCTTTGCTGCCGGTGGATGAGGTCTGGGGGGTTGGGCGCCGTATCAGTAAAAAGCTGGAGTCGATGGGCATCAAAACGGTACTTCAACTGGCGGATACAGATATTCGCTTTATCAGGAAGCATTTTAACGTCGTGCTGGAACGAACCGTGCGGGAGCTGCGCGGGGAGCCTTGTCTTGGTCTGGAGGAGTTCGCGCCGGTAAAGCAGGAAATCGTGTGCAGCCGTTCGTTCGGCGGCCGTATCACTGTATACCATGAGATGAGGCAGGCGATATGCAGCTACGCCTCACGTGCAGCAGAGAAACTCCGTGGTGAGCACCAGTATTGCAGATTTATCTCCGCATTTGTCAAAACCAGCCCCTTTGCGCTGAACGAGCCGTACTATGGGAACAGCGCAACAGTAAAGCTGCTAACGCCGACCCAGGACAGCCGGGACATAATCACCGCTGCGACGAAATGTCTTGATGCAATCTGGCGAGACGGGCACCGTTACCAGAAGGCCGGCGTGATGCTGGGCGATTTCTACAGCCAGGGCGTGGCACAGCTGAATCTTTTTGATGACAACGCACCGCGGAAGAACAGCGAAAAGTTAATGGAAGTCCTCGACCATCTCAATGCAAAGGATGGCAGGGGGACACTCTATTTTGCGGGGCAGGGAATCCAGACTGCCTGGCAGATGAAGAGAGAAATGCTATCCCCGCGCTATACTACGAGGTTCTGTGACCTGCTCAAAGTTAGATGATTCGGCCATTAATGGTAATGGTGACGCTACTACAGTCCGCTTAGAGCGAGGAGCGGACGTTCTCAAGGCATTGTTTACATCGAGGATGTTTTAATCAGCGGGGTGCAGGTCACCGGCATTGACTGCAACTCGTTTCAGCGATTTAAAAAAAGAGACCGCTTCAGAGAGGAAGAATTAAAACATCAATTAATTCTTGCGACGACGGGTCCAACAAAGCAGCTCGAGCCGCTCTGTTGGCTGCACCGCCGAGCAACTAGCCTCGGATTATGGGCCCAACTAGCTGCATGATAGCTGGCCGATTCGCTCCAAAGTAGTGCTCAGCAAAAATCTTTAATACTGTCTCCTTAACACTTATGAATGTCACGTTCGGAATCTGGGCCAATAATGCATCGCAAACTTCGTTAACTATGTCCTTGCAAATATCACGTGACCTAGGGGTACCCTGCTGAGGAGGTTGCCGGACATCGCGCGGTCGAAGATGTACCCCATTGAGTCCGAAGTACCGACGAACTTCATTCACTAAGTGCGCTCTATTCATGTGTATATATTGAGCAACTCCTTCCTCCGGCGTGAACGGTAGAAAGGATATTCTCTGTCTCTCGTCTCTGTAGATGCTGATTAGGTCGAGCTTCGTAGCGTTCTCGAGAACATCTTCCGCATCGGCATCAAGCATCACGTAAGACCGCGTAATTGATGGCAGTATGGGCCGCTGCCGGACGTAAAACCTCAATACTTCTACAAGGCCTCCCACTGCAATTACGGTTACACTTGGCGTAAGATGCTGAGACGCAATTGAGTCTGTCAGAAATCTTCGTACAAACTGTTCAAGAATCGCTCGGGCAGCTTCATCTTCTACATAAATAACTACGTCAGAGGCTGACTCCTCTTGATATGCCAACGCACCTAACACATAGGAAGGGAAGCAATTTTTAGCGCAAATTACATGACCATTCTCATCCGATTGCAAGTGTAGAATACTGCCTTTGCTAGCTTGTTTTATTAAGGTTGCCGAGTGCGTGGACACCACGACTGTAAGTGATTTATCTATTGCGATCCTTTTTAGATATTCAAGCAATTCAGCTTGCGCTGTCGGATGCAACGCCAGCTCGATCTCATCAATTAAAATCATCGCTCCACGCTTACATGACGATAGCTTACGCAAAAGCTTTAGAATACAGATTTCACCAAGGCTAAAATTCTTTTCTGAGTAGTAACTCTTAGCTTGCCTGCCATGAGCCGGCAGCTCTAAAACAAACGCTTGAGAACCAATACCCGTTCGAACGTTGGTGATCTTCAAAGCAGAAAACTTTTGTGTCCCAAAAATTTTATTAGCAGCATCGACGATATCTTGCTGAGCAGGGCGAAGCTTATTTGGAGCAAAATCCTCCTTACGGGGTTCAATCCGGTCAGCATCAGCGGCTACATAAATAGTTTCAGGGTAACCTAAACCCTCTAAAAACTTACTAGCACTTTTAGGAGTTGGTGACCATCGTTCGGTAACGTAAGTGTATGTAACCTCACCGTTACTGTTCGAGTAACTAATTGAAGCCCCCTCATTGGAGTCAAGTCGAACAGACTTCCGTGATGCCGGAAAGTGGACAGGAAAAGCGTTTCTATACCCAATTCGGCGCAGGCAACCTAGGACAGATGACTTGCCAGTACCATTGGTGCCTGTAAGTAACCAAACTCCAGTGCCAGGAATATCAAACTCAAGACTATTGATATGCCGTAATTTTTTAATGATTATCTTAGCCACATCCTCTTCCTTGCTAATTCATTATTTATGCTTTAATTTACCGATTAAAGCACACGTCGAAAACTCCTGCAAAACTTTAAATGGGAACTCGAGGTAGTCATTCCGGCGGCGCGGTAAGGCTTTTCCATCCTCTGGTGCATTTTTAGTGCGCCCCTATACTCGCTCCCCGCACTATCTGATATAAGGCAATACGACGACTCGACAATATTTATTGGAAAGAGATTGTACCTTCAGTCAAGATCGCTTCTCCAGCTTAAAACTTACCCGAACTCTTACTTGCTTCAGGGCAAAGACATTCTATCTCTTCGGTGAATCGTGACTTTTTGATCGGCACCACCTCCGTTCAGGGGAGTGTATATCATGCCGGAATTTTGTTTCTGAATAGAGCAGGATTTTTGGGTCAAGGTCGTTAGGGAAAAGAACAATCATTTAAAAGATACATTTAAATAAACGATTAACAATGTTGATATTACGTCCTGTCTTTCATGCCTCCGCTATTTGATTGAGCTAAGGTTTTGTCCGCAGTATGGGATACTGAAAACGTCCGCTCTTGGCACATTTCGGACGTTATCAAATCTATAGTCTTTAGATAGCCTCAATCAATTCAGGCCCCTGATTCTTCACGTTACCCACTGCGCGGGAAACCGGGTGCCATTTGAAATGATCTGCTGACAGAGCGCCATCTGCAATTATTTCCTCCGCCTCTTTCCCACCAACATCTTGCCGCATCCATTCGCGCGCTGCTTCCGGTACCAAAACCAGCGGCCGGCGGTCATGAATATCGACCAGACCTTGGTCGGCAGCTGAAGTCACAATCAAAAATCCCTCAGCTTCATCGCCGCGCTCGAAAGGCACGCTGCCGATCGCCGCCATAAAAATGGGCTTGCCGTCTTTACGGTGGATGAAATAGGGCTGTTTCTTGTCCCCTTCCTTTTTCCATTCAAACCAGCCATCAGCAAAGCAGATCGCTCGACCGTGCTGCCACAGCGGTTTAAACATTCTGCTTGTCGCCGCGGTTTCTACGCGAGCGTTAATGAGCGCTGGCTTATCCCACCACCCTGGCGCGTAACCCCAGTGAACTGGATCGAGGTGCAGTTGTTCATTACGTTCGCTCAGTAACAGAACTTTGGTTCCGGGCGCGACGTTGTAACGACTGATCGGTTCAGGATCAAAGGCGATATTCCGCTCGGCCTCTTCTACAAGATAAGCCAAGTATTCTTCGCGCGTCTGTGATTGGGCAAATCGTCCGCACATGGTTACCTCCAGTAGTCATACTGAAAGTATAGAAGACAGAAAATTGAGTATTTCTTTGGGAGGAAAATAGCCCCGGAGTAGTTGTTATTGATGGGAGTTCTCCATCGTTTCACCACACTAACTCCCCGCACAAAAAACAGGCATAAAAAACCAGAATTAACATGCTGATTTGTCTGGTTTTTTGGTGGTCACGAGAGGATTTTAACCTACGCCCCTGACACTTGCTCAGTGGGCCGAAGAGCATGGTGTGACACTGGAATTTATCAAGCCGGGTAAGCCGACGAAGAATGCATTTATAGAACGGTTCAACCGGACGTATCGGATAGAAATCCCGGATTTTTACCTGTTCAGAACGCTGAATGAAGCACTAGAAATCACGGAACGCTGGCTGAATGAATACAACTGCGAGCGTCCCCATGAATCCCTGAATAACCTGTCGCTGGAGGAATACCGGCTGATAGCTCAAAAACCGGAACTCTCAAAAAGTGCGTGGAACGAAAACAGGTGTGCTTACATATACCTACAATTACATTGAAGTATACTAAAACCGAGCTTGGCATCACATTCATCTGGGCGGCATCAGTCTGGAGGCCTTTAAACAGGCCTCGTAGTAAGCACAGAATTTGTCTACTGTCGTGGGGCCAGTCCACCTCGCTATACGACTGGATAAAAAGTACAGTGATTTGCTTCGGGTTAGGTAACTGCTGCTTAAGTTCTCAAATTTCGACCAATAGTGTAATTAAGCTACATTTGAGTTAGCTGCTTCCGTTTGCACAGGTCTTGTTCCTCGTTGCCGATGTCTACGACGCTTCGTGTTGATGTGTGGTTCTCTTATTCCCAACATTTTTTTTACAGAGTCTTTTTCAGGGAAGCAGTTGCCTATATCGATAGGCGGTGTGGAGTGTTTGTGTTTTTCAATCAGAGACTTACCACTATTCCAGCGTTTGCAAAGATAAATAATACCTTCGAAGTAGCGTTCATCTCTTTTCTGGGCTTCAGACAAAATGTAATAAGCTCGTCTTTCGAGGCCCTCGAGAAAACCACAGAAACATTCTCTCAAAAGCTTGTCATCCAGATCGTTAGCTTTTATACCTTGGGCAAGAAACTCAAAAAAATTAAGAATATAGACTAAACCATTGATGGCTTTTACTACATCATCAGGGACATTAGCATCTTTGAATTTAGGATTATCTGGGTCATCACGCCACTCACACAGTTCTTTGGGAACGTGACGGTTGCCTCTCCACAAGCGTGTAAAATTTCTCAGATGGGTCTGGTATTCAGAACAGGTTCGCGTGCTTAACACTATATTGAGTGTATGCTTACGTCGGTCACTTGCTGCTGAAGTGATAAACTGAATCCACCATCCCATCCCAGCTATCGATCCAGCGACTATGATTGATAGGGCCGATTGATACTCGATTTTATATCTTAGAACATAATAGCTTAACAGCAGCAACGACCATACGATTACCCCAAAAAATGGGAGTAGAGTATTGGTATCAGGAAATTTGTTGCTAACTTTATTAATGCAGTAAAGCGACAAAAGAGTGGCGAGCACGACCATCATGCTGGCATCAAATGTTGCCATGAACCAAGCTTTTGCAGTTATGTCATTGCTAACGAGTAGAATTCTGGTCACGACCAAAGTAAGCAAAATCCCCAGTAAACTTCCCAGTAATGCGTAAACACGTTTTTTAATATATCGGTACATTCTGAAATCTCTGAGAGAAGGGTAAAAAAAACTCCTCACGAGGAGGAGTTTATTCGAGCCATTGTTATGTTAGCCTTCACCGTAACCGATGTAAAAAGTTTTCATGACATGTCTCTCCTTGTTGTGCTCTGCGACGAAGTAAAAATCAGACTGAACTTACAAAACAAACTAACCGTTTCTAGTTGGGCAAATCTTATCAAGTAA